GGTTGACACACTCACCGCACGAAACGCTGGGGGGGGGGCAACGGATGCCGGATAAACAAAATTTTAACTGCGTTGTAGGAGCAGAGCAAAACCCTACTGAAACAAATTATATTGTACGCCGCCTTACACCGCTTGAATGTGAACGCCTGCAAGGTTTTCCGGATGGCTGGACCGATATAGGCGAATACACCGACAGCAAAGGTAAAGTACATAAAGAGTGTGCAGATAGTGCACGCTACAAGGCACTTGGCAACAGCATTGCCATACCGCCGTGGACTTATGTATTACAGCGGCTTTCTGTCTGCTGTGGTACGGAGGCAACGATGGCCAGCTTATTTGATGGCATCGGCGGTTTTCCTCTTATCTGGGAACGCATTAACGGCAAAGGCTCTTGCCTTTGGGCAAGTGAAATTGAGGACTTTCCCATTGCCGTTACAAAATACCATTTTCCGGAGGAGGTACCCGATGAGTAAAATACCTTACAGAAATAGTGAGGGCTACGCAGATCCCACGGCATACGCCGCCCTGGAGCCTATTGCCCAGGAGGAGGCAGCCCTTGAAAGCAAAGTAAACTTTTTAATAAAGGTGCTCAAATTCATTGCCAACGAGGCTGGGTTTGATGTAACCAACCGCATTGAATTATGCGACAGAAAAACCGGCAGGGTTTTTAAGTAAGCCCCCCCCGTGGGGTGGGCGGTAAGGAGTAACCGCTATGCTAAATGATAGAAAAATAACCATATCAGCCGGAGCAAGCCGCCGTGCCACCCTTTGGACCGCACAAACGCTGCTTATATCGGAGTTATGGGAAAAGCTAAAAGTGCCGGCAAGGGGCACGGAAACCCTTGCAGAATATATGAGCCTCAAAAAGGCTCAACAGGATGAGCTCAAGGATATTGGCGGCTTTATGGGCGGTACCCTTAACGGCCCACGCCGTAAAGCAAACAATGTTACCGGGCGTGATATTATCACCCTCGACCTTGACAACATCCCCGCAGGTGGCACGGATGATGTGCTGCGGCGTGTTGAGGCTCTGGGTTGTGGGTACTGCGTATATAGCACCCGTAAGCACCAGCCGGCGGCACCCCGCCTCCGTATTCTGCTGCCTATGGATAGGACCGTAACCGCCGATGAGTATGAGCCTATTGCACGCAAAATGGGTGAGTACATCGGCCTGGAGTTTGCGGATCCCACTACCTTTGAGGTAAGCCGCCTTATGTATTGGCCCAGCTGCTGGGCTGACAGCCAATATATTTACCTCACCGCAGATAAGCCCCTGCTTTCAGCGGATGGCTTGCTTGATACATACGCCGATTGGCACGATATGACCACCTGGCCCGCTTTGCCGGGGCAGCAGGCGTTTACCAAGCTGGCGGTAAAACAAGGCGATCCGGAGGGCAAAAACGGCGTTGTGGGTGCTTTCTGCCGTACCTATGACATTTACCGTGCTATGGAGGAATTGATCCCCGGCATATATGAGCCCGTTGACACAATGCCCGGCAGATACACATACATTGGAGGCTCCACCACCGGCGGTGCTGTGCTGTACGATAATGGCAAATTTTTATACAGCCACCACGCAACGGATCCCTGCTCCGGCAGGCTCGTAAATGCCTTTGACCTGGTACGCCTCCATAAGTTTGCGGATGCAGACGATGAGGCACAGGCTGGCACACCCGCCAACCGCTTGCCCTCTTACGCTGCTATGTGTGAGTTTGCCACCGGCCTTGCCGATGTTGCAGGCCTTATGGCACAGGAGCGTTACGCAAACGCTGCAAAAGACTTTGAGGGCATCGGCCCCGATAATGCCGATGATCCCGCCAACTGGATGGCCTTGCTTGAAACAAGTGCCCAGACCGGTGCAGTAAAAGGCACCATAAACAATGTGCTTATTATCCTGGAGCACGATCCGATGCTCAAAGGTAAGTTTGCCCTCAACCAATTTGCCAACCGTGGTGAGGTGCTGGGGGCTCTGCCGTGGGATCAGCGTACCAAACGCCGCCTGTGGGATGATAACGATAACCAAGGCCTTTATTGGTACATTGAAAAGGTGTATAAGATCACCGGCAACGGCAAAATTGATGGTGCACTTTCCCTCCATTCCAACCGTTTTGCTTTTAATGAGGTGCAGGACTACCTGGGAGGCCTCAAAGGCAAATGGGATGGCGTGCCCCGCCTCGATACTCTTTTCATTGACTACCTCGGCGCCAAAGATACAGCATACAACCGTGCTGTTACCCGTAAGGCCTTTGTGGCAGCTGTTGCCCGTGCCATTACGCCCGGCTGCAAGTATGACAATATGGTGATTTTGACCGGCCCCCAGGGCCTTGGTAAAAGTACCCTTTTGGATAAAATGAGCCGTGGCTGGTTTAATGACAGCATCCGCACCTTTGAGGGTAAAGAGGCCAGCGAATTGCTCCAGGGCGTTTGGCTGGTGGAGGTTGCGGAGCTTGATGCTTTCCGTAAAACCGACATTGCCCGCATAAAGCAGTTTTTGTCTTTGAAAACAGACCGCTACCGCCCCGCTTATGGCCGAAATGTTAAGGAGCTCCCACGCTGCTGTGTATTCTTTGGCACCTGCAATGAAACAGAGTTTTTGCAGGATCCCACCGGCAACCGCCGTTTTTGGCCCGTTGACACCGGGGAGCAAAGAGGCACCAAAAGCGTATTTAAGGATCTTGATGATGAGGTGGATCAACTGTGGGCTGAGGCAGTAATGCGGTGGCAGCTCGGTGAGCCGTTGTACTTAACCGGTGCCATTGAGGAGGATGCAAAGGCCAAGCAGGAGGAACACCGTGAGGCATCCAGCCGTGAGGGCATCGTGCGTGAGTTTATGGATCGACAGGTGCCCGATGATTGGAGCAAATGGCCTCTTGATAAGCGGCGTATGTTCTGGGCAGGCGGTGTGCAGGGCAACATCACCCTGGTGCCCCGTGATCGTGTATGTGCCCTTGAGATATGGTGCGAGGCTTTCGGCGGCTCCATTAAGGAAATGAAAAACACCGATACCAGGGAGCTTAATGCAATTATTGCCGCAACGCCGGGCTGGAAAAAAGCAGATAAGCCCAAGTATATGGGGCCCTATGGGGCACAGCGTGGGTTTGTACGCTGATATGTTACAAACAATATTACAAATGCGGCTTACATTTATAAAACCGTGTAGAAATGTAAGAAAATCAAAATATTACATTTTTACACGGAAAACCGCCTTTTTGTAATATTGTAATGTACTTTGTAATATCGCAAAACCGCATAAAATAAGGCTTTTTATTGATTTTCTTACAATATTACATTTTTTTCTATTAACTATTAAAAATAGAGAGTTTGAAAGAAATAAAACCGCCTAACCCGCCTAAATGCGGGGGTATATGCGTGCGTGTGAGAAAAACGGAAAAGGAGGCAATTTGCAATGCTTGAGAGCGATGTTGAAAAACACCTCTGCAAGAGGGTTAAAAATGAGTTACACGGCTGGGCTCTTAAATTTGTAAGCCCCGGACAAAACGGCGTACCAGATCGCATCGTGTTAGTGCCAATGGGGCGCATCTACTTTGTGGAAACAAAGGCCCCTGGTAAGAAACTGCGAAAATTACAAGAGTGGGTGTGCGGGCTTATTAAGGGTTTAGGCTTTGCCGTTTTAAGGTTGGACACCAAGGAAAAGGTGGATGCCTTTGTAAGGGAGGTAATGAGCAATGGAATATAAACCGCATAATTACCAAGCCTATTGCATCCAGCGTATTGTTGAGGATCCGGCGGTTGGGTTGTTTTTACGGCCCGGCCTCGGCAAAACCTCAATAACACTTTCAGCCATAAACATATTGCGGTACTACCGCTGGAGCGTGCGTAAGGCTTTGGTTGTAGCACCCAAAAAGGTGGCAGAGGGTACCTGGAGCAAAGAGGCAAGCAAGTGGGATCACCTGCAACACCTCCGTGTGGTAACGGTCCTGGGGAGTGCTACCAAACGCATTAAGGCACTCAACACCCCTGCGGATGTGTATGTTATAAACCGTGAAAATATCCCCTGGCTGGTTGACTATTACAAACAGGCGTGGCCGTTTGATATGGTGGTGCTTGATGAAAGCACGAGCTTTAAGAGCAGCAAAAGCAAACGCTTTAAGGCCTTAAAGCTGGTACGCCGCTTTATGCGTAAGGTTGTGCTGCTTACCGGCACACCATCCTCCAAAGGTATTGAGGACCTTTGGGCACAGATCTATTTGCTGGATGAGGGTGCAAGGCTGGGCAAGACCATTACACAGTACCGCCAAATGTATTTTGATTGCAATACACACGGCGGGCATTTCACAGAATATAAGGCAAAAGACGGAGCCGAGGCTGCCGTGCTTAATGCAATAAGTGATATTTGCATCAGTATGAAAGCCGAGGACTACCTGGAGCTGCCTGCGTGCATTGACCACGAGATCCCTGTTGTGCTTGATGATAAAGCCCTTAAAGCCTACAACCAATTTGAGCGTGATCTGTTGCTTGAGGTAAATGAGGATGTTATCACGGCCAACACCGCCGGTGTACTTACCGGCAAACTGTTACAGTTTTGTGCCGGTGCCATTTATGACAATGACCACAACACCGTGCACCTCCACGATTGCAAACTTGATGCGTATATGGAATTGCTGGAGCAGCTTAACGGTGAGCATTGTATCACCTTTTATGGCTTTCAACACGATAAGGAGCGCATCCTTGAGGCTTTGGCCAAAACCAAGCTGCGGGTGCGTGTATATAAAGACACCAACGATGAGGATGATTGGAACGCCGGCAACATTGATGTGTTACTGGTGCATCCCGCCAGCTGTGCCTATGGCCTTAACCTGCAAGCAGGTGGCCGGCATATAATCTGGTTTACACCAAATTGGAGCTTTGAGCTTAATGACCAGGGTAAGTGCCGTTTGTGGCGGCAGGGCTCCACCTATGACAAGGTTTTTGTGCATTACCTTGTTGTACAGGGTTGCGTTGATGAGGATGTGCTTGCAGCGGTGCAGGACCGTGAGAGCACCCACGAAAATGTGATGAATGTACTAAAAGCACGAATAAAGAAAGTAAGAGAGGAGGCAGCAATATGACAGTAAAGGAGCTTTCACAGTTATACTACCTTAACCGTGAGATCGAAATGGACCAGGTGCGACTTGACAACCTGGATGTGGAAATTAAGGAGGATGAGGAGCAACTGGCTGAGCTTGAGCGTATTGCATCAAGCCCCTCCTCACCCAATTATGACGGTATGCCGAAAAGCCCAAGCTACGGCAACAAAATTGAAAATGCTGTTGCAAGGATCTGGGATCTTGAGGCAAGCATCAAACGCAAAAAGGCTTTACGGTCCGATATTGCAATGACCATACAGGCAAAGCAAATTTTGTGCCTTACCGAGCGTAACAAGCTGGAGCGTTATATTGCCGAGCTGCCAACATCGTTGTTGCGTATGATCTTTACATATCGCTTTATAAACGGTTTGACCTGGGAGCAAGTATCGGCAAGTATCGGATGGCGTACAACAGCTGACAGCGTAAGGCAAATGTGTTACCGTTACCTCCGGGATGAAAAAGTATAAAAACTGTGTTTCAAATGTTCTTGTATTTTGCAAAACGGAGGTGTAAAATATATAATGCGGGTATTGACCGATAAGGCAATGCCTCCTTGGTGAACAGCGGCAGAGGGGTTTTTCTCCGATCCCTCTGCTGTCTGTTCTTTTATTTTGTTACAAAAGGAGCGTGAGCGTATGGCAAAGGGCAAATATGCAGAGTGGCTTGAGCCAGAGGGCTTGCTGCTACTTGAGGCCTGGGCAAGGGATGGCTTGACGGATGAGCAAATTGCAAAAAATATGAAAATAAATGTTGCAACGCTGTACCGATATAAGCAAAACTATTGCGAGATTTGCGAGGCCCTAAAAAAGGGCAAGGATGTTGTGGATATTGAGGTTGAAAACTCCCTGCTTAAAAGAGCAAAGGGCTGTACCGTTGTTGAGGAAACCCAGGAGCTTATGATAAACCCCGATACCGGAAAGCGTGAACTCGTAACCACCAAAAAGGTTATAAAAGAGATCCCACCGGACACCACCGCCCAAATATTCTGGCTTAAAAACCGCCGCCCCGATCTGTGGCGTGATAAGCAAAGTATGGAGCTATCTGGGGAGGTTAAAAACAACCCCTTTGCCGGTTTAACTACCGAGCAGCTTATTAAATTGGCTGATGCCGGTGATGATGATTGAGCACAGCAACCGTTAAGCTGGGCGCCAAAATAGAGCTTGCAAGGCGTGATTTTTGGCGATACTGTAACCTTAAAGCTCCAAAATTTTATAAAAAAGATCGGCAATTTTTGATTGATTTTTGCCACGATTTGCAGGACTTTTACCAAAGCGATGATGAGGTGCTTATTGTAAATATGCCGCCTCGACACGGCAAGAGCCGTACAGCCCAATGCTTTGTTGAGTGGATCCTGGGGCAAAACCAAACCGAAAAGATAATGACCGGCTCCTATAATGAAACGCTTTCCACCAGCTTTGCCAAAGGTGTGCGTAACACCATTGCTGAGGAAAAGGCAGACGAAATGCGGGCCGTGTATTCCGATGTATTCCCAGGCGTGAGCATCAAGCAGGGTGATGGTGCAATGAACTTGTGGAGCCTTGAGGGCGGTTATAACAACTACCTTGCAACCTCTCCCACGGGTACCGCCACCGGTTTTGGTGCCACAATTCTTATTATTGACGATTTGATAAAATCGGCACTTGAGGCTAACAACGCCGATACCCTTGAGAAACATTGGGAATGGTTTACAAATACAATGCTTTCCAGACTTGAGGAGGGCGGCAAGATCATAATCATAATGACACGCTGGCACAGCTTAGACCTTGCCGGGCGTGCGTTAGATTTTTATACAGAGGCGGGCGCCAAGGTGCGGCACATATCGTATAAGGCCCTGCAAGAGGATGGCACAATGCTGTGCCCAGAAATATTATCCCTACGCTCCTATAAATCAAAAATAAGGGCTATGGGTGATGATATTGCATCCGCAAACTATCAGCAGGAGCCTATTGACATCAAAGGCCGTTTGTATAGCAGCTTTAAGACCTATGACAAACTGCCCACCGATGCAAGCGGGCACCTGCTTTTTACTGCTATCAAAAATTATACCGATACAGCCGACACCGGCGATGATTACCTTTGCAGTATAAATTATGGCATTTACAACCAAGAGGCGTATGTGCTTGATGTGCTTTACACCAAGGCACCTATGGAGGTAACGGAGCCGCAAACCGCAAAAATGCTTAAAAAGGATAATGCGGGCTGGGCTGACATTGAAAGTAATAACGGCGGCAGGGGCTTTGCACGGTCCGTAACAAGGCACTTGGCTGCCCTGGGATCCAACCGCTGCCATATTGAGAGCTTTTACCAAAGCAAAAACAAGCAGGCCCGCATACTTTCAAATGCCACCTGGGTTATGGATCATATTTATTTCCCGGTGAATTGGAAAGACCGATGGCCGGAATATTACGAGGCAATGAGCCGATACCAGCGTGAGGGCAAAAATGCACACGATGATGCACCCGATGCCACCACAGGTATTGCCGAGCGTATAACCTACGGCTCACATTTCAGTTTTGAGTAAAGGAGGCGGCAGCCGTGAAAACATTAAACCTGCATACAAAGGCACCCACGGTGCTTATGGCCAGGATGGCAATGCAGATAAAGCCGGGAATGACCGACAAAGAATTTTTGGAGCACGAGATCAAGGCGTGGCTTGCATCCCCGGAACGCAAAAAGCAAATTGAGGGTGATGCCTATTATGAGGGCAAGCAGGATATTTTGCTGCGTAAGCGTACTGTTATTGGCGAAAAGGGCGAGCTTAAAGAGGTTGAAAACCTGCCCAATAATCGTGTGGTTGATAACCAGTATGCCAAGATGGTTGACCAAAAGGCAAATTACCTTTGTGGCCAGCCTGTTACCTTTGATACAAAAAATAAGGCCTTTGGTGAGGCACTTACCAAGGTGTTTAACAAAAAGGTTATGCGTGTGATCCGCATCGTTGCCGAAAGAGCCTTGACCGGCGGCAAGGTGTGGGTGTTCCCGTACTACAATGAAAACGAGCTTGCTTTTGCAATGTTCCCCGCCCAGGATGTTTTGCCCCTTTGGGCTGACACCGAGCACACCGTGCTTGATTGTGCGGTGCACCTTTTCCCCGTTTATATCTACAATGAAAACAACGAGGAGGAGGTTGTGCTCAAGGTTGAAATTATCCACGGTGGCGGCATTGATCGTTATATCTGGGAGGATGATACCCTGGTGGTGGATAATGATGCCACCTCCGGCCCTTACCTCACCATCCTTGACGAAAAGGGCAAGCCCACCGCATACAACTGGGAGCGCATCCCGCTTATTTGCTTTAAGTACAACCACCGTGAGCAGCCCCTGCTTTGCCGTGTAAAGTGCTTGCAGGATGCCCTTAACCTTATGCTTTCCAATTTCCTCAACGGTATGGAGGAGGATGTGCGTAATACGGTCCTCGTGCTCCACAATTACGATGGTGAGGATCTGGGTGAGTTTAGGCGTAACCTGGCCACCTATGGCGCCGTTAAGGTACGCAGCTTTGAGGGCTCCAATGGTGCGGTTGACACTTTGGAAATAAGCGTAAATGCCGAAAACTACAAAACCGTGCTGGAGCTGCTTAAAAAGGCCATAATCGAAAACGCCAGAGGCTACGATGCCAAGGATGAGCGTATGGGTGGCACACCTAACCAAATGAACATACTCTCAATGTATTCCGATATTGACCTTGATGCAAACGGTATGGAAACCGAATTTCAAGCCGCTTTTGAGGATCTGCTTTGGTTTGTGCGTGTGCACCTTGCCAATACCGGCGTGGGTGATTTCACCAACGAGGATGTAACGGTTATTTTTAACCGTGATATACTCGTAAACGAAAGTGAGGCCATTGAAAACTGCGGAAAATCGGCAGGCATCATAAGCAATGAAACGCTTGTAAAACAGCATCCTTGGGTTGACGATCCGGAGGAGGAGCTGGAACGCATTGCAGCTGAAAAGCTCAAAGCGGTTGAGGAGGCTGACCAATACCGTGCAGCCTTTGCCGCCACCGCAGGCGGTAACAAGGGCAACGAGGAGCCCCCTGCCGGTGGTGGTACACCGGAGGGCGGTGTTGTAAATGAATAATGCAGACTATTGGGCACGCCGTTTTAAGATAATGGAGGATGCCCTCAAAGATCAATCATACGAATATGTGTTAAACCTTGAAAAACAGTTTGATGCGGCCATCCGTGAGATTGATACGCAAATGCGGGCTTGGTACCAGCGTTTTGCGGTAAATAACAATATTACCCTTGCAGAGGCACAAAAGATGCTTACCACTGGTGAGCTTAAAGAGTTTTTGTGGACCGTGCAGGAGTACATCGAAAAGGGCCGGGAAATGAGCCTCAGCGGTGCGTGGATCAAAGAGCTTGAGAACGCATCGGCCAGGGTACATATTTCCCGCTTAGATGCCCTTAAATTCCAACTAAGGCAACAGGCTGAGGCATTGGCACAGGCAAGAGTAAAAGCCACCACCGATGCCTCACGCCTTGCCTATACACAAAGCTACTATCACACCGCTTTTGAGGTACAGCGTGGGCTTGGCGTGGGATGGACTATGCAGGCTCTTAATGAGGATGCAATAAAAAAGGTGCTTTCCCGCCCCTGGACCGTTGACAACCAGACATTTACGGCACGCTGTTGGACCGATAAGGCAAAGCTGGTGGAAACCGTCAACCAAGAAATTACACAAATGATGGCACGAGGTGCCGCCCCGGATAAAGCCATTGAGGCCATTGCCAAGCGGTTTAATACCAGCAAGACCAATGCCGGGCGTGTGGTTATGACGGAAAGCGCCTATTTTTCAAGTGCGGCCCAAAAAGATTGCTTTAACGAGCTTGATGTTGAGCGTTACCGGGTAATTGGTACGCTTGACACCCACACCTGCGATATTTGCGGGGATCTTGATGGGCGTGTGTACAAAATGAGTGAGTATGTGGTGGGATCCACAGCCCCGCCTTTTCACCCTTGGTGCCGTTGCTGCACCGCCCCCTATTTTGAGGATATGGAGGGCATCGGTGAGAGGTACGCCCGTGATGCCGAAACCGGGCAGCGTTATAAGCTCCCCAAAGATACCACATACAAGCAATGGAAACAGATGCAGGATGCCGCACACGGCTCCGGCTTTGTTGACAAAAAGCGTAAAATGGGGTATAATACAAGCACCGACACAAAACAATTTGAGGCCTACAAGGCACGCCTGGGCGATGAGGCGCCCAAGAGCTTTGCTGATTTCCAAAAGCTCAAATACGATAACCCCACCGCATACAATGACCTTGCCGGGTATTATCGTTATAAGGGAAACAACCCGGACAGTAACAGAGGCCTTTACAACGCCAACAACGCAGCTAAGGCAATGCGTGCCGCCGGTACGCTTAAAACCAAGGGCACCATTACGGTTGCCCCCAAAGGCCGCAGTATTGTTGACATTAACACACACGCCGCAAAGCGTATGGCTGAGCGTGGCATAACGCAGGAAATGGCACAGCAGATTATTGACAATGCCGATTTTGCTATTAAGCAACGCCGAGGATCCCAATACGCTTATTATACCAAAGAGGGCTTTGCCGTGCTTGATAACAACGGCGTGCTCGGTACAACCGGCCCACTTGATGAGGGCGGTAAAACATTATACGATGAGGTGATGAAAAATGCCAAAGACAGTAAGCAATAAGATATTTTGCCCCCTGCTTAACAAGGAAATTGAGGAGGGGTACTGCTGGGAGCTCTGCAACATCGCCACAAATGATGTTTTGCTTGAGGGCGATACCGTAACAGATTGGGATGCAGCCCAAAAGACCTGCGACAAATGCGGCAGGTTTAATGAGGAGGACTAAAAGCCCTCCCACAATTTCATAGGTTGATTAAAGCATCGTGCTATTGCGGCACGGTGCTTTTTTCATACAAAAATACCGCCGGCCCAGCGGATAACAAAACGGGTGTTGCAATACCGGGACTTGCCGGACAAACAAGGACAGCAACCAAAACCAAAGACCATAAGGAGGTAAACAAAAATGTTGGATTGGTTAAAACCCATTTTGGGGGATGCCTACACGGAGGAGATCGACAGCAAGATTGCTGCCGAGATCGGCAAGGGCTTTGTTGCCCGTGCAGATTTCAACGAGGTAAGCACCGCCAAAAAGAAACTGGAGCAGGATGTGGCCACCCGTGATCAGCAGCTGGAGGACCTTAAAAAGTCAACCGGTGATATTGATGCCCTCAAGCAGCAGATTACCACGCTCCAAACACAAAACGCAGATGCTAAGACCGCTTACGAGGCAGAGATTGCCAAGGTTAAGCTCGATGCCGCCGTTGAGGCAGCCCTTACCGCTGCCGGTGCTAAAAACAACACCGCTGTTAAGGCTCTGCTTGCAGATTTCCTCAAGGATGCCAAAATTGCCGAGGATGGTACCGTCAAGGGCTTGGATGGCGAACTTGCCACAATGGCAAAAGCTGAGGCTACTGCTTTCTTATTCAATACCGGTAACGGCGGGGCTCAGTTTAGAGGTATGGCTCCTGGAAACCCCGGCGGCAAGACACCGCCCCCGGAGGGCAAAAAGCCATCCGAAATGAGTTATGATGAGCTTTGTGCCTATATGGAGGCTAACCCCGGCGTAAAACTCGATTAACCCCCAAAACATTATAAAATCTAAAAAGGAAAGGTGAACATAATGCCTAACACTAAGTTTGATGCCAAAAGCTTTAATGCTGAGGCGTTTAAGTACAAGGTTGGTACCGTTCCCAACTTGAAAATGAACGAGCTGAAAAAGTCCTCTGCTCTCGTTGGCAACCCGGACATCAAGGATGTTTTCTCCAGCCAGAACGGCACGGGCTATGCCCGCATTGCTATGCGTGGCTTGGCAGATGGCGATGCTGTCAACTATGACGGCCAGACCGACATCACCGCTACCAGCACCAAGACCTTTGAGCAGGGTGTTGTTGTGGTAGGCCGTGCTAAGGGCTGGGTTGAGCGTGATTTTTCCTATGACATCACCGGCAAGGTTGATTTTATGGATAACATCGCAAAGCAGATCGCTGAGTATAAGGATGGCCTCGACCAGGGCACTATCCTTGCGATCCTCAAGGGTATTTTTGCAATGACCGGCGGCAAAAACGCTGAGTTTGTTGCAAAGCACACCACTACTGTTGACGGTGATATGACCGCAACAACCCTCAACTCCGCTACCAACAAGGCCTGCGGTGCTAACAAAAAGGCTTTTGCCCTCGTGTTTATGCACAGCGATGTAAGCACCGGCCTGGAAAACCTCAACCTCATTGAGCGCCTCAAGTACACCGATGCACAGGGCATCACCAGATCCCTTGACCTCGGTACCTGGAACGGCAAGCTCGTGGTTGTGGATGATGATATGCCCGCTGAGGAGGGTTATTTCCCTGCAACTGCAAGCGATCCCGGCGCCCTCAAGGTTGTTGCAAGCTCTGCAACTCCTACGGATGGTGAGATCAAGGCAAGTGCCGTAACTCCTTACTTTGGCAA